GAAAGCATCCACAACGTACAGGCGCTTGTTGGACAGCTCCTTCTTTGCGATCTCCTTCACGGCAGCCCAGGCTTCCTCAGAAGCGGGGTGGTTGTCGTTCTTGTACTCGTCGCTGGTCCACCAAACGGTGTTCTTGGAGTTCTCGTCCATCACGATGAACTTGTCCTTGGGGGAACGGCCGGTGTAGATGCCGGTCATAACGTTCACAGCGCCCAGCTCGCTGACCTTGCCCACTTCGTAGCCTTCCAGGCCGGGCTTGGTCTCTTCCTCGAACAGCTGCTCGTAAGAGGGGTTATACACGACCTCGGTCGTGCCGGTAATGCCGTACTTGCTCAGATCTACCTTTGCCATAATACTTATACCTCTTCTTTCGTTCAGATCAATTCTGATCGCGCGACGCACATGCCCTTAGCCAATGGACAGCGCGGGCGATGAAGAAATACAGATGCGTATTCTCCTGTTTACCATTATACATAAAAACGTTCCAAAATCAACCAGAGGGAACAAAAGGTTCTTATAAATGTAACAAATTTTATTCAGAATCTTAGCTGTTTGAAGTGATTTCATAAGAAGAAAGGGGAACCGCGGCGAACAAAATAAAGAAAAGAGACCCAAAACACAACTTTGATAATATTTTGTCGATTCTGGATGCAACTGGGTATCCCAGAATGGAAAAACCGGGGCGGGAGGCCCGCAGCACAAATTTCTGAAAAACTTACTGAGATTGTAAAATAAACGCAAGAGAAAACGCAAGAGAAATCAAGCGGATTCTCTTGCGTTATTTTTTTGCGCATTTTTCAGGAAGAGAGGGAGAAAGAAGTGGCAAGGCACATGACGCTGGAAGACCGCAAGGTTTTGGAAGCCAGATATAACAACGGCCAGAGCATCACGGGAATCGCCCGTGCCATGTCGTTTAACTGGTCCACTATTTACAGAGAGCTGCAGCGTGGCGACACCGGCGAGATTGACAGCAACGGACGTGCGGGCTACAGCGCAGAACTGGGGCAGATGCGGCTCTACAATGCAAAGCAGCGGTTACGGTATCGGGCGGAATACCCCGGCGGGCTGAAAGAATGACGGCGCAGACGTTTGAATTGAATCATTGCTACAACATGGACTGCATGGAAGCAATGGCTGCATTTCCGAATGACTATTTTGATCTCGCTGTGGTAGACCCGCCTTATTTCAGCGGACCAGAACGTCGCGGCTTCTATGGATCAAAGGTCAACCGGATCGGAGTGCATCGGGATTACCCGGTTTCTCCCGTGTGGGAAGTGCCGGGAAAAGAGTATTTCGACGAACTGATGCGAGTGAGCCGACACTATATTATATGGGGCTGCAACTATTTCAGCTATGGCTTTGCTCCGGGGCGTATCGTATGGGATAAGTGCAACCAAGCGACAAGTTTTTCCGACTGCGAGATTGCGGCAACAGACCTACTCAAGACGGTCAGACTATTCCGCTATATGTGGAGCGGGATGATGCAGGGCAAGAGCATTTCCGAAGGGCATATCATGCAGGGAAACAAAAGCCTGAATGAAGTACGAATTCACCCAACGCAGAAGCCGATTGTTCTGTATGACTGGATTTTTCAGAATTTCGCAAAGCCTGGACAGAAAGTTCTTGATACTCACCTCGGAAGTGGCAGCAGCAGAATTGCCGCCTATGAAGCGGGTGTTGACTTTATCGGCTTTGAAATCGACCCGTTCTATTTCAAGACGCAGGAAGAACGCTTTGCGAATTACACGAACCAAACCAGTTTATTTCACATGAGGTAGAAAAATGCTTGAACTTGCAATCTGGCTATATCATATCGGCACCCCTGATCTGGCGGTGAGGATTGCGACAGATGTGGCGACGGCTCTTTTTCTTTTGTGGGGCATCCTGAACCACTACGCCAAAAAGGAAGCTGAGGAAGCATTTCTTGAGGTGTCCAAGGAGGCGCATTACTGGAAGATGGTGGCGAATCACAGACGGGATATGTTGGATAAGACCCGGGAGAATTTATACAAATGGCATGGATCAAGGAAATCGTGATGGCTGGGATTATTACGGTGATTGCCTGCGCCGGAATCTTTGAGCTGCTGGAACGCCGTAAGCGGGCAGCGTTCAAAGAGCAGATTCACGATCTGGCGCAGAAGTACATAGACAAGATGAAACAGGAAGAACACGTTAAAGAGTGAGCTTCCGGGCATGGGCAGACCTACCCGCCCACCATGCGGCTAGTCTATCTAGGGGGGCGGCCGCCCGGCTACCGCAAGGCCGGGGCCCTACCTGCTGGGGGCAGAAAGAATACAGCGGGGCGGCCCGCATGGGTGGCGGCTACCTGTCCGATGCCGCCTTTTTATCTGGTACGGCCAGTGCAGGAGGGTGTGCATTCCCTTCCGCCCGGTGCTAACCCCGGGGCGTACCGCCAAAGACCGAACATCCACCCACCAAAGAAAGGACTACGATATGAACGACGAAAAGAAAATTGGCTTTTCCGTAGAACTGGAAAACAACCGTGTTGACCTGTGGGCAAATGGTGACGATGAAACGCTGGTGAACCTTGCCGTTGCAGCGACAGCGAACATTGTTGCTGCGGCTTGCGGCAATGACGTGAAGGAGGCCGAAAAGCTGCTGCAGGATGTGAAGATCGGGCTGGATGCAGCACTCGATCAGGCGTTGGAGCATCCTACCCAGGAAATCAACCCGGAAGACTTCAAGGCTATTGGTCCCGCTGATCTGCCTGCCAAACCTCTGGGCAAGGCTTGATTTCGGAGGAACACGGCATGGAAGGACAAGGCGTATATTCCCCGAAAGAACAGTACAAGCAGATGTTTATTGAGGCGGTCGGGAAGAGACCTGGTAGCATGGTGATGTGGCGAGTGCTTGACGAAATTGGCTTTTTCAACAGCCCGGCCAGCGCAAATCATCACCTGAACGTACCGGGCGGTCTGCTGATCCACTCCCTCAATGTGGCAAAGGCTGCAATGGAGCTGTGCGAGACAGAACGGTTCGCACAGTGCGATAAGAACGCTGTGCTGACTGCCGCCCTGCTGCACGATGTCTGCAAGGCTGGGAAGTACATTGCAAAGCCGGAGGGAGGGTATCGGTACAGAGACACCCGGATGCTGGGGCATGGTGAAGAATCGGTCATCCTGATTCAGCACTGGATGTACCTCACGGAAAAAGAGACGCTGGCGATCCGCTGGAACATGGGTGCCTATACCGGGCAGCAGGACTGGGATACCCTGAGCAAAGTATATGACAGTTGCCCAGAGGCTCTGTGCATTCACATGGCGGATATGATCGCCACGCACATTATGGAGGTAGAAAAGTGAGCGGGTGTGCCGCCTATCTTGAACTTCCGAGCGGTGAGCGAATAGAGATACCTGCGGAGATGCCGGATGTCACAGAAGCTGACGGAACCCTATGGGACGGGAACTTTGAACTGCCGGAATCGGTGAAAAAGCTGATGGAATGGGCAGATGAAGCGGCTAAAGAATGGGATAGTGATCTTTACTTCCTCGAAGGTTGGTTGAAACCTCGGCGGCGGATCAACTTCAACCCGCCGGAGCACTGGGAGGCGGTGCAGGACAAACGCTGCAACACATCCCCGCTTGGACGGTGCAGCTACCTATATAAAGCAAGGAGGGTCAAGAGTTTGGCAAGGAGCGTACATATCGGAATTGCCCCACACAGGGGCACAAAGAAGAATGACGTAGAACAGTGCAAGCACACGTTCAAGATCACCGCTGCGCGATGTGCTCCGTGCAGCGGCTACAACGTGGAGTGCAAGCACTATGAGGGAAACGATGCTGCTGATACAAAGCATTGTCCCCGGTAGAACGATAGGCAGCCCTGCCCGCAGAAGCGGGGCTGCTTTTTATGTGGCGCGGGGTGCCTTTCTGGTACAGGGGCACTGTGAATGGGGCCGAACCCCATCTGCGCCTGCTTAACGCTTTCCATGAAAGCCGGGCACGGCCATGAAGTCAGCCGCCCGGCACGGCGGAGCGGTGCTGTACAGCAGCGTCCTCCTTTCCGTTCAAGCCCGATGCAAAACCGGGCTGCCGTTCTTGCCGAAGCCGCACCCGCATGGATATGACGGGAACGGGTGCGCCGCAGTGTGAGCGCAGAAACACCCTGTTCAACTTGCTCAGGCCAAAAGCAACAGGCCATTGCAGTGGCCGTCCCGCTCTGTACCTCTCTTACGGAGCGGGTCTGATATGCGAGCGCAGGGTGCCGCCTGTTTCCGATTCCCCATCATCAACAGGCGGGCCGGTTCGATGCCGGCCGTTCGCACAAGAAAAGAGGACAATTATGGAAATCAAATGCTTGACCCAGGACTTCCCGCAGGGAAAACGGGTATACGATGCGGACGGCGTAGCTCCTTCGCTGATGCACACCGCCAGCACCATGCGGTCGCAGGCCATTCTGGTTCGAAGGGGGG